CGCTTCTGTTGATGGTTATTCCACTCTTTACAGACGTGTACCACCACCGCAATCTAATAGTGATGAAAAGCGTGGCATGGTAAATCCGGAATCAGTAAATTCTCAACACAATCCCACTACGCTTATGGGAGCAGCCGCGACAATGACACCTGAACTACAGAAACGCATTGATGATATTTTCAGCAAGATTGACCAACTAGAAGTATCACGCACAGAATCAAACCACTCCGAAATCATCTTATTTGTAATGACTGGCATTTTTGTCCTGTTGATGTTAGATTTGCTATTAAAACAGGGTTGTAAGGCACTGGGTTCAATTGCAACTGCTGCTGCGGTTACACCAATGCACGGCGGTTACGCTCATCCATTTTTTCTATAGCTTGGGGCGTCTGGCTAACTGTCAGACGACCGCTTTTATAATAATAAGCCCAAATGGACTTATTATTATCAAGCAGGGCATAAAGCTGCTTTCATCTGATACTGTAATAATGTTTCAGAGCATTCAGAAGCTAAAAGAAAATGGCTATGAGCCAGCTATAATTTTTGATATTGGAGCGCATTGTGGAAACTGGACTGCTGAAACACTAAAGATTTATCCTAATTCAGTCTATCACCTGTTTGAGGCGATAGAATACGATGAGCTTGGTCGCTTTTCTGGTAATAGTCGTATCAACGTGAATTGCGGTATTGTATTAGATGCGGAGGAGCGTGAGGTTAAGTGGTATCAGATGCGCAACACGGGCGATTCAATGTATAGAGAAAAGACGAACTGTTTTGACAATTGCCAAATTATCATGCGGCGCACAACTATGCTTGATAACATGTTTGATGCGGCAGATTTACAGAGGGTCCTAATTAAGATTGACTGTCAGGGTGCTGAAATACCAATCTTGAAAGGCGCTGCTGAAATTGCTAAGAAAGCGGACTTTATTATACTTGAAATACCCTATTTCGGTCAGTATAATGAAGGTGTGCCCAGTTTCTTAGAGCATATTAAGTTTATGGATAGCATTGGATTTATTCCGTATGATATTAGCGATGTTCATAAAATACATAACTTTACCATACAAGTTGATATAATGTTTATCAATAAGAACCATAGTTTTAATCAGTTGGTGCAGCAGCGATTTTTGTCTAGATAAATGTGACCTTCTTTGTATTTGTATCCTCTTTGGCGGGCGGCATGTATTGTTGGGTTGTTTTCTTCAATGCGGGTTTGGTCGCTTCTACTATTGTATTTCGCACTGCGTTAGCGGCATTTGCGCTACTAATACTATTATCTTGCGCTACCTTCATCATCTGAACTATAGGATTACGCTCTTCGCGATATTGAGTATCATGCTTCCTCCATGAAATATGTAACAGATTCGGATGATAGTACTGCACATCAAACTTGGAATTTCGTAGATTCCAAACAAGATACAAAATGCAATCACGGGTTGAGAACCTAGGTACCCCTATAACAAATTCCGGAACTACAAAAAGCAACGACTTGTCATTATTTGGCATACGCGAATTGACTCTAATTTTGTTATGTGCGGATTCAAGGATATTATTATAAGTTTTTAACTTTAGGGCATCACGTTTTTCCTGTTCGGAATACAATGATGCCGGATCCAACTTAGGTGGATTGCTCATTAGTTCGTTACAAGATTTTCTTACGTAGGCTTTTCCTCACCGTCAAAAATTAATCACCGCTTAAAACGGCGTCAAGAGTTTTAGACTAATGCTTATACCAAAACACTTAGTGTTTGCCGGTGGAGGACCAAGATGCTTAAGCTTCCTGGGAGCATTAGAACATCTTAGTGAAAAACGTTCAGGGTTATTAAATGATGTTTCACACTACTGGGGCAATTCTGCTGGAGCCCTTATGGCGACTTTTTTGAGTCTAAAGACGCCCCTTCCAAAGCTGCGCGCAGTTTTTGAGAAGCTTGATTTTACCCGCTTTCGGGACATTGATTTAACAAATATTGTCACCTTTAGTGAAAAATGGGGGTTAGATTCCGGTGAAGCATTTACAAAACATATGAAGGAGCTTCTTGAAAATATTAAACCGGGCTCATCACATTATACATTGCAAGAGGTTCCAGGACTTCATATTGCTGCTGCCGATTTAACCGATACTAAGATGGTTGTTTTGGATGGTAACACTTTTCCTACACTCAAACTTGTTGATGCATTACGGGCAACAACTTCACTGCCATTCTTTTACAGACCCTTTCGTAATCCCATAAATAATCACCTTTACGTAGATGGCGCTATTGGCGCCAATTTTCCATGGACACTGTTACCGTCTGATAAGGACAGAGAGGAGGCACTTGGTTTTAACTTCAAAATTTATGACGTATCTAAGGAGCCTAAATCACTAACGGAATTTATACCTAAAATTCTTAACTTTAGGGAGTCCAGTTCGGGGAATAAACAACATGTTAATTCACCGAATATTATTGTATTTAATGTGCGTGGATTTCCTGCATGGCATTTGGCTGTCAACGACGCAGATAGAACCGAACTCTTTGCTATAGGTAAATCTACTGCAGATGAGTGGCTTACGCGTTTTGTTTCAGGAAACTCAGGAACGCAGACTGAGTGCGCTCTCCCGCATACTCCACCATCGTTGAACCCTTCTGCAAAATTATCGTTGGGTAACCCTTTACGTCAACACCCGCCGCATCATCAGGGTGAGTCTCAGGATTTACCAGTTTCATTGACACCGTCTTCCCGCCGATGGTCTGTGTAGAGCCCAGCTTCATGAACTCAGGTTTGGCTCTTTGGCAGTGACCGCACCAGTCAGCGTAGTACATAGTGAAGAACATACCTTCACTGGACTGGTTGGCAAAACCCTCCTTCTTCATGGAGAAAGATACATATAGGCGATAAACAACCCACATTAACACTAGCGCAATACCAACATACAGGGCAATTTCTACAGGAGCAGGGGCAGCCATATTTCTAATTCATGTTATATATTTTATTGTTATAGAGCGCGCTTCTGCAAAAAAATGACATTAGTTAACTTTATATATTAACGTTAAATAATGTGGATTTTGCGTAATGGTCGTCATATCCGGGTGACTCTTGAGATTGACCGTTGCTGGAATAGTGATGATATTTGGCACGCAGCAAATCTATTTGGACGCTTCAAAGTGCTAGGTCACGATGATGATACGGCAAACAGTCTAGCTTGTGCTGCAGTATGGAAAATGAAGTGGCAAGGTACCGTTTATAATTCGGTTTTGGAGTCACAATTATTGGCTGTTCCGCCGGTTACGCTCCTTACGTAAGGTTTCGCGCGCTTTGGATTTCTTGGCACGGCAGGTTTTTGTTGCCTTCGTCTTTGCTTTACCGCAACCTGATGAAAAGGCGCTGACCTCTTTACATAAACCGCTAAATGAACTGTGGGGAGCCTGTTCCATCATTGATTGACAGACTGCCTTTTGAACCTTAAATAGCCACGCTAAAACTGCTTTTTTACCGTCTTTTACAGGCGCCTTTCCATAGTCTTTTTCTCCCTTGAGCCATGCATTTAACCAGGGTTTGTATGGAAAGACCTGTTTTAACAGGGACCACCACTTTTCCACTAATGGTTGACGCTCCTTATAGTCCATAGTATTCCACTGATTACGGAGCTCTGGCGTGGTAAGGTTGTTTGGCGCACCAACTATTGGTGATGAGTGAAGCGATTTAGACGGCGTTGTATTAGCTATTGAAAATAAGAAGTCCCACCCCAAAATCGTTGAAGGCGCGCATGGGCTTTCAGACCATTTCATATATTCCGTTTGAACCTGTTCAAACGGTGGATTCGGTATTTTTAAGAGGTTCTGCGAACGCAGCTTATCATTGACCTCATTGTGAATATCGTAGAGCCAGCGGTTCATTTGTTCATATTCTGATGGTACAGGTCGCTTCAAATAGTATTTTGACAGGGACTCACGGCAGAATTTGCAGGGCAGAACGAACGGCAAAAGGCAGTAAAACTCTTTTATTTTGTCAAAGACGCGTTCATTTAGTGGGGTTGTAACAGATAAATGAAGTAATCTCCAGCCGGCAGGACCCCAGAAACGTGTATCCATTTCCCTAATATAGCATGGTATAAAGATTTGTGGTATTGTCTAGTAGAGATGTCATCCTGGGTCTGTTATTGTTTAGCGCGCGAAGATTCGGGGGCTACTTATATTGGTGCGACGATTGATATGGCGCATCGCATACGTCAACATAACTGTGAAATCAAGGGTGGCGCAAAGTATACCAGTAGCGCCGTAAAATGCGGACATACTTGGACACTTGTGTGTACTGTGGGACGCTTTCCCGATATGCAGACAGCTCTGCAGTTTGAATGGATGTGGAAACATGTGACGCGCACGAAGTTCCAGAAGTTGCCACCCGTTTTGCGACGGGTGCGGGCTGTTATTGAGCTTATTAATGGGGAGCGCTCATCATCTAAGTCACGTCCCTACACGGATTTTGAACCACTTTCGATAGTTGTCTACAATCCTGGACCGGCGACTGAGCTGCTTTTTACGACGCCGCTAAATCGCGCTTCAGCTGTTCTTTGTATCACAGGCGACGCGGCAAAAGACCACAGGGTTAGCGCCGTTGGCGGCGCCTTGTGTGGCGTCGTTGGCGATTCTTCTTCGTCTGGCGACCACCCTTCTTCTGTGGTTCAAAAGGAGTAAAAACTTGACACTGTCGTGCCCATTCGTCAGAACCAGTAGCTGGACGACTAGTGTCTTTACCAGTTTGAGGTCTAGAAGTAAAGCCCCTTGAGCGCCTTATACGATCTATATCTTTTAATGTAGCTGCATTTGCGCCTTTTATTTTACTACAGTATGAGGGTTTTAAACTTGCCACCCTTGCAGCGTGTAGAGAATTATTACGTTGTTTTTGGGCTAATGCTTCTGCTACACGTTCTGCCTCTTTGGAGGCGGCTGCAGCTGCTTCCTCTTCTGCTTTAGCGTTATTAAGAGCTTTTTTGGCTTTAGCTGCCTCTTCTGCAGCTGCAGCATTATTACGCTGTTTTTTGGAAGCGGCTTCTGCTTCTCTAGCTACGCGTTCTGCTTCTGCTGCAGCCGCAGCGGCTTTCGCTTCTGCTGCGGCTGCATTACTGGCTCTTTGGGCTGCCGCTTCTGCGGCGGCGGCGTTATTGCGTTGTTTTTTGGCTGCTCCATTATTTGAAGCATTTGCCTCAGGTTCATGCGGTTCTTCATCAGTAAAAGGAGTCTTTGACTGCTTTAATGCAAAGTAATAGATAGTTTGAGCAGATTCACGCTCACCACCCTTGGGATTAACCCATCTAGGTTCAGAATTAGAAATTCTACTGTATTTTCTTGTTGTAGGATTTTTATCAACAGTAAGTTTAATTTCAAGGTATGACGGTTCAGGTGCAGGGTCTAATACCCATGTAGAACCTGCTGCTGTTTGGGCTGTACCAGTCAATGTTAATTTTGTAGGCTTGTATAATTTAAAATATTCACCTTTGGGAATCTGTCTTTCTTGTTTATTTGGGTCACCTACTAACGGCGTAATGTAATTACGCAAAGTATTATTAAATATTTTGTTTAGCTTACTGGGATTTTTCGGGTCTTTGCCGTAATCTAAATCATCTGCCGCCTCCTCATCAAGACCTTTTATACATTCCTTCATCGCATTAATAACGTCGTCCGCGTAGTTGTCTGTGATGACACCTGTTTTGCATACTTGCGTTTCGGCTCTTGACATTGCTGGTGTTCCAGGTCTGCTTATGTTGCTTACTGGGCTAGCGCTTGCAGGAGCTTTAGTTAAATTTAGTCTTTTAAAGTCACCCAATGCTTTTAAACCAGCCTCCACATTTTCTGTGACTGCCTGTACCGATATTGTCAATTTTGACATCGTCCCTACTATTAATTACTATTATCATTGATAAGCGTAATTAATATTTGCCTGGTGTTTAGAGACCGAACTGTGATGTTGATGCCAACATAGGGCGCACCTTTGGTACCGGTTCGTACGCAGCCTTGCACTGCACCTTTGGCTCTGGGCATGGCGCAACCTGAACCTGGGGGCAGGCAGGGCAGGGCTTGGGCTCAGGGCAGTTGGGTGTAGGGCAACGGGGTCTAGGGCAAGGCGGGCATTCGCCAATCTTGCAAGGCTTAGAGCATGTGCTAATGCACGGCGCGCACTTAGGTACAGATGACTTCAATACGTATTTGGACATGTCAGGTTGGGATGGGCATTCTGTTTTCAACATGTAACGCGACATGTCAGGGAGTCCTGGGCATGGCGGCACAGTTGACTTCAATACGTATTTTGTCGGGTCGGGTACAGGGCACGGCGCCGGGGGCACTGCCTTACTCATGCAATCAGGACCCGTATCCTTCATCACGTTGGCTCGTCCACAACCACACTTGGGCTTTTTCATGCCGCAATCCGGGCACTTTGGTTTGCAGGCACACTGCGGCTTTGGCTTTTCACACACTTTGCACGGGCAACCACACTTGCGCTTTGGCTTCTGGCAGACATTACAAGAACCACCACTAGCAAAACCTTCATGTGTTGGCTTAGCCTTTGCTAAATAGTAACCACCCAAGAAGGCGATAAGCGCTATAATGGTGAACGCAGATAGCGTATAAGAAAACCCACTTGAGTTCTTCATCCCTAAACTCTATGAACAAAAAAGTATCTACGCTTGGGTGGAAACAATAATCGGATACATGCCAAGAATGGGGATACGAATACCGTACCCCTTTACATTGTATGTTTTACCAATAGTGATGCTATTCCATACTTCGGGCGCTGTAAAATGTAAGACAGGTAATAAGTTTGTTATTGCATAAACTTTACCATTTTCATCTACCACAGTATTATTCGTATACTTTCCTTGAGCATACAGATTCTTCTGTGTGATAGTCACCGACTTTTTGAAAGCTGTAGCATAAAGGTATATAGAGTAAATAATTAAGCTAATAAGAAGAAAGAGCACATACCATAAAACCGGATTATCAATAATAAATTTTAACAATTTCATTCTATTTATTATTGGTATTTTATTTACGGTTAAGGTTGGACGATGCCACAAGATGGCTTGGGTGGGTGCTCCAATGGTGGTAGCTTTGATGCAGTGCAATCCTTATTAATTTTGGGTATCTGGCTATGAGATGTGTTTGGCTTAGGGCAACCGAACATTTCGGGGTACCATTCACCCCAAGCGTTTCCTAAACGGCTACAAACCATCTTGTAATTACCCTTCCATGAATATTCAGGACCCACATCCGTGTCTTGGTTTGCAATACAGCCGAACTCTTTAGGGTCACCTAAGCCAGCCGCCTTAATTTGACTGCACAGAAACTTGACGTTCTTTTTATAATTCGGTCCGCCTACTAATGTAGGGTCAAAGCTGGCTCTAGAGCCGCGTTGGTTTATTTCTTCAGAGGACATTTCATATCCAGGTCTAATTCTATAATCGGTCGATGCTAAGGGTTTTTCAATGGAGGAGACGATTTTCTGCACAACCTTTGGCGCCTTTTTGGGATAGTTGCCTTTTACAGCTGCTTGCTCTTGTTCTTCTACATCAGGAGCCGCTCTGCTAATAGGTTCATTGTCAGCTGTGTTGGCAGATGCATACGGTCTGTCCTCACCCGCCATAGATGGTTCATTTTGGGAGGCGCTCATGTTGCGACGATTATAGGTTATTAGCTGCTGCTTTAGAATCTCCAGTTCCATGAATTTACCGCGCAGCTGTTCCTTGTTAAGCCGTCCTGACTCTATTTCATTCGAAATTTGATTCAAGCGCTCTGTAACGCGGCGTTGAATTGTTACATTCGGGTCATACCCAACACCAATATTCATATCCCATGTTAAATCGCGCATAGACGACTTGAGTTTTGCTATAGCGTTTCTGTATTCTTTAGGAATCTCAATAGTCTTTGGTGGCTTATCTTTTACCTTGAATTCTTCATCTCTGTCTTCCTTATCGTGAATATAATTATTTGTATAATTACTGAACCCCTCTTCTACAGGTGACTGATAATCTGCGTAATTGTCTAACTTATTGCTTGGTGTAAAATGTTCATCATCACCAACAAATCCTGATGCAGGCTTTTCTTCATCTTCAAATTCCTCCTCCTTATTTTTAAAGCCCTCCGCATATAGTTGCGCCTCCATATCACTCATTCCGCCGTCATTCATATCACTGGTAAATCCTTCTACAGCTTTTGATGGGTCCACGCTTTCCAAAAAGCGAATGATTTTGCGGTCTTCAGGATAATCAATGAAGTTTGCTGTAACGTTGCGCTTCTGTTTCATCTTATTTTCTTCGGCTAACGGGTCCTTTCTGCTCATTTGTTTGCGTACTTCCGCAGGACTCATTCTTGGTAGCGGGCTTACCATAGATGTAGGGTCTTCCACATCGACTAAGAAGTTCTTGAGTTCGGATTTATTAATTGGGATTTCGGACTCCTTCATATCCTTACGCTTAATCTTGTCAACCATCTGCTGCAAATCAAGTTGAATCTTCTCTAGGATTAATGAGCGCTGTTTGAAATCGGGTGCCTCTGAGCGAATATCATCTATCCGTTTCTGTTCATTCTTAGCTCTTTTGATAGTGTGTTCCAAATCGGTGACCTTCACAGGACCGTAGTCTTTTACTAAATTCTTTGTGACCTGTTTGGCTTTGTTCATGTTTGCCGATTTGTAGAGTGGCTCATTTCTGTTTATACTCTTTATTGCCTCTTCGTATTTCTTACGTTCATCAGTTACAAATTTCAATGAGTCTACAACTTTACCCGTATCAATTTGTGCTTGTAGCTTAATTGAGTAGGCTATTGACTTTGTGTGTAGTTGCGTATAGTCGGTCTTCTTCACCAAATTTATTAGGAACTTTTCGTACATTGCATTATACGTCTTCATTACGTCAAGTAGTGCCGCAATATCTTTGTACGATGCCAGTGCCTCAGTAGGGTCGCGACTGACGGCGCCGGGCATTGTATTTGGTACTGTGCTTGCGCCTTCGGGCTTTGGTAACTGTGCCATTTGTTGGCTGGGTGCACCAGTAAAACCCTCATAGCGCAATGTGAAATAGCTGTGGCACATGAAAAATAAGATAGCAAAAATCACTATTGCTATTAACAAAAGAACCGTATGACGTTCCATTGGTCTCCCTGTGATAAGATTATAATTTAAGGTTGCGGCTTGGTCGCTAGCACCTGATTAATCTTAAACTTTGCCTTGTCATCAGTAAAATACGGGTGTCCGTCTTTATCACATTTTACAGGACGCTTATCCTCTTCTACGTTGCCAAAAACTTCGGTTCTTAGTACTGGTGACCATGTCTTACCAGTTTTTGTACAAAACCAGCGGCGCGGTGGTAATACATACTCTAATTTATCTAGTTCATCCAATGTATAGTCTGCACGATTCTTTACAACAATAGACTTTGCGTTCATATTGTCTCTGGAATAATTAAATGTTGTTCCGCTTGGATTCGGTATCAACCCTAATAGGCGTCCTTTGCCGTCCTTTTCGGAATATAATTCGGCAACCACATCATTTTTGGCGGTCATAATTGTTTTTGTATTAGGTTTTTGGAACTGGGCTTCTAAATTAAATTTCCCTTTCGTAAAGCACTTAACCGTAGATTTTTCCATAACCTTACTTAACTCAACATTAATTAGGGTTGCCGTGCCTTTTTTATCTGTGCACTGTTTCACAATCGGTCGCACCCATTCTAAGGAGCCTATGACTATGTCGTCGGGATTTACAGGTTTTGCGGGATTTGTGAATTTTTCAATGGATTGCTTATTATAAACTAAAAATGTTATTAATGCGCCTATTAAGCATAGTAATAATATTATCTTTGTGTTATTATCCATGCTCTACGTCAAGAGATGAATTTTTTTGCACGTTTATTTTAATACACAACCCCAGCATGGTATCTGGTCCTTACGGATATACAATGACATATCGGGCATTGGTGGGCACTTTTGTTTTTTAATAATTCTACGTACAGGTCTTTTTCTTCTAGGAGCTCGCCCGTCCAAAGCCTCTTCTATTGCCTCTTTTGCTTCAAAAGCCTCCGTTCTTTTAAGAACTGCGCCCTGTCTGTCTGATATTGTTTGCGAAGGCGCATTATTTGTTACTGATATTTGTGGAATGATAGGCGCATTTGGTGTGGGGTCCAAGGGTGCAGGTATTGCTGTAACCTGAGGAACGGCTGCACTTACACTTAACGACGGAATTGGCACCGCAGATGATGTTTCTATACTTACCATATTACCTGCGGCAGGAACCTTCGGTCTGTTCATAATATCCGGGGTGCCAAATACATTTAATAGTGAATTTGCGTCGTCCAATGGACTGCCCGTGAATGCCTCTAGTGGCGCCTTTAGCGCCTTTAGCGCATAGAGCATTAATCCAATTATGCCGATAACAATAAATATAGTTGTACCGGGATTCATAGGGTCTCCTGATGACTTAATATAAAATTGAGTGGTTGCTTTTGGTTTATTTAGGGGTAAAATGTCCTATGATTTACGCTATTTGCACGATGACCAAATTGAGGTGGGAATAGATGAGGCGGGGCGCGGTTGTTTATTTGGGCGCCTTTACGTTGGTGCAGTCGTATTGCCTGCGGAGCTGGACTGCTTCTTTGACAATGGTGCTGAGCTGATGAGTATCAAGGACTCTAAGAAGCTCACTGAGCGGCGGCGCGATATTCTTTATGACTATGTTACGGAGTGTGCTGTGGACTACGCAGTTGCTTATTGTGAAAATACACAGATTGATGAGGAGAATGTGCTACAGGCAGATTTAAATACCATGCATAAGGCTCTAGATTCACTTGTAGTGCCTGTTCAGCGCATTCTTGTGGACGGCGATTGCTGGAAGCCTTGGCAAACAAATCCTGATGCGGAAGTCTATAAAATTGTAGAAGGTGATTCCAAGTTTCTTGCGATAGCTGCAGCGTCTATTTTGGCAAAGGTTGCTAGGGACCGCTGGGTTCTATCCGTATGTGATACAAATCCTGACTATGATACAAAGTATGGGCTGCGGTCCAATAAGGGATACGGAACTGCAAAGCATATGGACGGCTTGAAGACGCATGGTGTAACACCGTTTCATCGCATGTCATACGCACCGTGTAATGGCGGCTTAGCAAAAGGGAAAAAGAAGCATGAGTGGATTGGACTGTGAAACGTCTTTAGTAAAAATCGCGTATTTTTCAAAAATACTTAATTTTTATATTGAGCTTTGGCTTAGAAGAAAGAGGATAGGAAGCCTGAGGATTTGCGACCACCCGCTTGCTTGCCAAGCTTTGTCTTCTGGCTTACACGGCGTCTGTGGGATTTAGCTTTGGCAACGGCGGCGGCTTGTCTAGCTATGCTCTTGAAAGCCGCGCGAATTGAAGCTGTTACCTTAGAGCCAATCTTAGGGAGGCTTTGTAATGAGGGCATGCCACCGAACTGAGATGTGACAGAGTTGATGCTGTTAACCGCTTCGGGGACTTGGCTGTTGATACTGGCAACAACGCCGCCGACCTTTCTAGACGCCTGGTTTGCCATTCTGCTGGCACTCAACACGCCGCCGCGCATAGCCTTGGCTGTCTTGCGGGCTGTGTTAGAGAAACTCTTCATCTGGCGTACTGTCTCTGTTAAGAAGCGGCGGGCGCCGCCGCTAGCCAAAGCGCGAACTAAGGCAGGGCTGCGCATGGCACCGCCAACCATGGCAACATTGGTACTGCCGAAGAGTTTGCGGGCGGCATCCATTAGGCGGGCGCCACCTGGCGTGCCAGCGGCGTGGTTAGCATTTTCCGCCACAACCTCACTGGCGGCAGCAGCAGCCTCAACAACAGCCTCCTTCTTACCTTCTAGAGTCTCAGCAGCTGTTTTAAGATTTTTTGCAAGTCCTTCGATAGCTGTTGCCAATTGAGTTACTTTTCCTGCGGCTTCGCCGGCTTTTGTAGAAAGTGTTTCAGCAACCTCCTTAACATTCTTCTCACTAACAACAGCAGCAGGGTTATTAGGCATCTCTTTATAATAACAATAGAGAAAAAAATGACCTTCTACATTTCAGTAAGCACGATAAGTAAAATGAAACTACTATTTATTGACACCGAAACGAACGGACTTCCAAAGAATAAATACGCACCCTACACGGAGACAAAGATGTGGTGTCACGTGATTCAGATGTCCTGGACTATTGTTAATAGCGCGTCTTGGGCTATTGTCAAGGAAGAGGACCACTTTCTCAAAGTCAGGGAGACCTGGTCTTCAGAGGCAGAACGCATACATCAAATTCCGGAGAGCATTGCTCAGAAATTCGGCAAGGACCCGCTTCATGTTCTACAAATCCTACAATCTGATATGTCTGAATGCGATGCTGTAATTGCGCATAATATGACATTTGATAAGACCGCTATCATGGCTGAAGTTCAGCGACTCTATGATACTGGTATTATGACCTGCAGCCCGTCACAGTTCTGGTCCTGTAAGAAGGATGTTTGCACTATGAAAGCAACTAAGAAATATGTGGGTTTGACGTTTAAGAATTCTGCTGACTTGAAGTTTCCCAAGTTGAGCGAACTGTATGCGAAACTCTTTGATACTGTTTATGATGTAAGTGGGGCGCCGCTGCATAATGCACGCCACGATGTTAGTTGCTTAGTTTCGTGCGTACAGAAGCTACTGACTTTGCCTGAGTTTGCCCACTTGCTTGTATAAACCACTCACAGATGGCGCCGTCCATGGCTTCGCCAGCCTCTTTGTCTTGGTCCGTAAAGTGTCCCTCCCCTTTTGCTAAGCGGCATAAGACATTTTTCCATTTATGGTCCCGTAACCGTTTCGCGTACTTTATTGGCATATATGGTAATACTTCTGTATCGTTTGTTCCTGCTGTTAAAAGGACCACTGGATTGGTTTCTGCTGTTTCTATGTTCTCATAGGGTGAAATCTTGAGCGTCTCATAAAAGTCCACAGGGTTACTATAAGCTAATCCGAATTCTTCACTCTCATGTAGGGTCTGCGGCTCTTTCAGATTTGTTGTTGTGCGTAAAACATCCGTGTAGGGCTTGGCGCCATAGACAACAGTGATTTTGTCCAGTAGCTGCAGACTTGCGGCTGTAACTAGGAAGCCGCCTGCTGACCGTCCATAAATCACTGTGTTTGTTTTGTCAAAGTTGAGTGTCTTTTGCAGGTACAATACACCATCTACAAAATCTGTCACACCTACGTGACGGCGCGGGGCTGTTCTTGACGCATCCCACCAGTTATCGCCATTTTCACCGCCGCCGCGCACACACAGGTTTGCAATTACGAATCCCTGCTTTAACCATGGCGTCCATAAGCGCATCTGCTGCTTTCGCACTGACATACCGTATGAACCGTAGCCGTAGATTACGATGCCCTTTACTTTATCGGTTACAGGATAGGTTGCAAACCACGGTACTTGTGTCGCAGTCAAACCACACTTCAATTCATAGGTCGGTCCATCAATGGTTTTTTCCAAAATAAGGTCTGCGTTATCGTCAAGGTAATATACAGCATCAGGCTTATTTGGATAACCGACGATTATTTTATCCGCTGTTAAACTGAACTTAATTTCACATACTGTGTCTTTATTGTTTAGCTGTGTCCAGCTATTATTATAGAACCATAAAGCATGATACACATCCTTTGTAAAAATAAATAAAAAGCCATCCTTGTATTTTTGCCCGTCTACTAATTTCCAGCCATCAGGATATTGGACGTCTTTGTTTTGCTTGGAAAAATGACCGTCGTGTGCTATTACGTTATGTGTTAGCGCTTTTTTAGTTCCAGTGCCTTTAGATAGCCATATAATCTTGTTATTTCTTATTACACCAACATCCTGGTGTATAGCACAGACCCGCTTAACAAAAACATCCTCTTGATTTTCTGGTTTATCGATTTTTAACACGTAGCGCTTATCCTTTTCCTTGTAAATCCGCCGGCTCTTTTTTGTTTTGATGTCTAGAGCCATGATTTCATTGTACCAGTAGATATTTTCAGCTTTGCTATAATAAATATCTAAGGCGTCTGCTGCAGCTGTGTCAGCAACGTCTTTTATGGATAGTGTTTTGTGAAGATTTTTATCGTACACATCCAGCGTTAGCCGTTCAAAGCCCTCAGACAGGTCGCGAATACTCAATAAAAACTCCTTTGTTATGACAACCGTTCTGAGCTCTGTCATTTTTAGTTCCGTTTTGTTATCACGCTTGACCTTGAATGACGGCATTAGGCGACTGTGTTCACCTATTTCAAAGGTGTAGCTATGCCACTTAGATGTGTAGTAGACACCATATGACTTCGGAAGGGCTTTGAATGCGTTCAGCCATTTAGTTTTATGGTCTTCTGGCAGCACGCTTAGCTGCTTTTCAAATATTTCACCCTCCTCTTTTGCGGCTTCTTTGTACCTTTGTCCGTCAGTATCGTCATAATCACCATATGGGTCGGACCATTCTATGAAACCTAGGTCCCGGACCAGCCCTTTTTCCTGGACAGGCATATCTATTTTATTCCCATAAAATAATGGCAGACTGGCTGCTTATCCAATACGATAATCGTCCATTAGATAGGAGCCATAAATTCTTACAAAGACAAACTAAGCGCTACTGTAAAAAACATAACTATGACTATATTTTTATTAATAAAGAATATGATTTGCCGCCATGGTGGATAAAAGTGAAACTTGTTCAAGAACATTTACATTCCTATAAAGGTGTATTATGGCTGGATGCTGATGCAGTAATAAGCGATGATAGCATTTTATTGGAAAATTTAGTGAGTAAAGAACATTCATTTTACTGCGCACCTGATGCACCATTGTGGAATGGCGTGTTTAACGCGGGTGTATGGTTGGTCCTGAATAATTCTGTAGGTAATAAAATTATGAATGAATGGTTAAAATTATATAAGCCCAAAGATTGGTCTTTTTCTAATAATAAGTGGACTACCGAAGGCAGTTGGGCGGGACCGTCTTATGAACAGGGGTCTTTTGTTGCTACTATATTGCCTAAATACCGTTCTGCAATAAAGATTTTTCCTTGGTATTTTTTTCAAGGCTACAGATGCACTGATAAATCGTTTATTATGCATTTTTCAGGAAAAAATGTGCGACGAAATATGACAGCCCACGAATTACGTAATACACTGAAACGTTATTTGCCCGCTTATATTCGTAAGACTAGACGCAGAGTGAAGACAGTGAAGACAGTGAAGACAGTGAAGACAGTGAAGACAGTGGCTTAAGAAT